CTTGAGTTACCACCAGCCGCCGCGACTTGAGCATTATCGCCGCCGCGCCCGCCTAATCCGCCCCCAAAGAAAGTAAAAGTCCCGAACGTGCCCGCAATAGTTGTGTCTCCGCCCGCAGCTCCACTTGTAGGAAGCTGAGTATCGTTAAAGAGACCGGCCAACCCACCAGTGCCGCCCGCGCCGATAGTTATTGTTAAAGTTTCACCAGGGTTTACCGGAACGGTGACTTCACCGTAAATCCCCGCTCCTCCGCCGCCACCTCCGCCTTGGGTAGCACTTGCAGAGCCTCCGCCCCCTCCGCCGCCGCCGCCACCACTTCCAATTACTGTTATATAATCAACTTCACTTGGAACAACCCATGTATTAGATGAAGTGAATGCGATTGACTGTTGAGTAAGATCGATTAGTTGGTTCACGTTTGCCCCCAGCTTATTATTAAGCTGTTCGCTGATCGAAGCGTCAAGTGCCGTCTCGATATCATTTATCTTTGATAAAACTCCAGGAATGTCTGCCATCTTAAAACCTCTCTTAGCTCATTTGATATGGCGGCTTTCCGTCGCCAAAATTATTGTCACCATCACTTAAAAATCCATAAATTAACTTAACATTCTCAGTCTGATTATCGTAATCGCTAAACTCCATTATGTAATCCAAAGCAGGAGTAAAACTCAAAGCCGGAGAAACAGTTATGACGTTTCCATTTACTGATGAAATAGTAGATGTGCTGCTTATCGAGTAAGAAGCATTTCTAACCACTACACCAGCACCAATAAAGTTTTGCCATTTCTTGTACTCGTCATTTCCATAACGAGTAAGATTAAAGCTAGGCTTAATAGTAAATTGAGTAGAACTTGCACCGCTTAGAACAAAAGAAGCAGGAGCGATCAGAGCATATCGGACTGATAGATTAAAGTTACTATCAACTAATTCTAATCTAACTTGTCCGTTACGAATGTTTAAAGACTTGTTCGTAATGTCAAATAATCGAGACGCTCCAGACCTAGTTCCAGTAGATATGTCAGCCAATTTAAGACCTGTCATATCGACTATAACTTTGTCGCCTATCTCTAAATCAAAACCAGTTTTAAAGTTTACTGTTACGTTTTTAATAGACTCAGCCGCAAACTTATATTTTAAAAGCCTTCTGTTAGAAGATTGTTGCGCATTGTTCACTCCAGATAAATCAACACGCAAGCCGTTACTCTCAATAATTAAAGCTCTGTTGCCAATAGGTATTTGAGAGACAGAAGTCCCGTCAATAAACACGACTCCGTTTTTAAATCTCTCTTCAAGAGCGTCTTCTTCAAATTTATAAATAACAGTGTTGTAAAAATTAGATGTAATTGATCGACTAACTGCTAATTCATTTGCATTTAAAACATTCGATGTATCTAAAGTCTTAATCGGCAAACCTGGCACCGGCCCAGAGTGATAGCCAACTGACGCTTTAGACTTACGAGGTATAGAATAACTAGCTACAGGTCTATAGATCTGCTCGCCTATGAATTCTAAACCATCCTCAATCGTGTCTTTTAAATAAAAACGATACTCAGCACTTGATAAATATTTAAGCTGTATGTCGATATGCTCTGCAACGTCTACCTCATCGCCACCCATCGATAGCCCTGCGCCTGGTCCCCAGACATCATACTGAGATCTAAACCCAACTGTTCCAGCCGTGCCGATTTCTTGCACGAAGCTGACGCCGTCGATAACTAAATACCAACCAGAAGCGCCCTCTGTTATTGATAATATTTCTTTGTCAGTAACATTATTAGCGCCGTTAGATGCGCCAGTCGTAGTGATATAGTCGCCCGTTCTTATGCCGTAAGATTGCTCAGGGTTTAATTCGTTGAAATAAATAGCATTAGCAAGAGGAGCGTGACCAATGTGGCCAAAGCTAGTGACAGGAACATCCAAAACATATGGCCCATCCTTGCCAGACATCATTAGTTTTAAAGCGAGATCAATTGCATTACCGGAGATAACATAAAAACTATCGACAGTAGCCCCAAGAGAATGGCTCGCATCAGTAGTACCAAAAGCACCACGAGTGAGGCTTGTAAAACTAGTACCAGTAGAACCCTCGTAACGAATGATCTCGTCATCAATTTTAATATAGAGTTGTAAGTCTGCATCTATCGTCGCCCCTGGTCCAGCATACACCGATAAAAAGCTCGTTGTATCCTCGACCAAAGCCGTGAGTGATCCAGCATTTAATAATGCAGAGAGCTTTGTTTCGCCCTTAGCAAAAGCAATTCCCTTTTTCTTCGTGTCAGGACTAGCAATAGATAAATCAACTCGACCGGCCTTTGCCTCTATCGCATCAACTACGCCCGAGAAAATTAAATTATAATCATCGGGGAAAACCAAATCAGATAAGCCAAACCAGACCTTGCACTTGCGAGACAATATATCTACGACATCAAAACCTGGGCTAATCAACCTAGTTATTTCCTGGTTCTTATCTATCAGTGAAATTCTCATAGATGAGATCGATTCAGAAGTGCCCTTATCAATTGATAGCGATTGTCTAATCTCTGTAGTAGTGCCTTGCTCTAGTAAAATATAATTTGATTGATCTGTATTATCTACTATCTGCCCGACCTCGTACTCTTCGCCAACAAATACATCGTCGCCAACTCTTACAACATCTTTAACATTTACTATTGAATAGAGAGTATCAACGCCCTCTATTTGCAAGATCATGTTTGGCTGTATTGCTTGCTTATTTATTGAGTCGATTAAATTAGCGGTTAAAGGTAAAGCCATTTACTTACCTTTATCCAGTCGCTTATGTAATTCGTCGTGATGCTTTTTAATTGAGCCATAATCTCTAGGTGACGCGCAGAAATACCCAAGCGAGTCAGATATAGATATTTGATACTCTGGATTTCTTTCATCAGTCGGGATGCAATGCAAAGTAGATCGATCAAGAACTACGCATATATCAACTGAAGGCTCTTTTAATGTGTTGCAACTAATCGCGGATAACGCTACGAGCACTATCAATAAGTTTCTTTTTTTGCTCATCAGTTGCCTCCCCACCTGAGTCTTTAATTTCTTTTACTATCTCTTCGTGCTTAGCCACTTGCTCATCTATCTCTTTATTTCTTTTAGAGATAGCATCATTCAACTTATACCAAGCGATAAGCAAAGCAGATAACCACTCGGCACCTTTTTTAAGGATGCCGAATAAAAGTGTGGTTAAAAAACTCATATTATTCTGTCAACTTCGCTAAGCCTTCAGCAGCTAGGCGCTCTACTTCTTTTTCAAGTAGTGGCCAAAGCATTGCGAAAGCCGCATCGTCAAAAGTGTTATCAGTAGATTTAACTACGTTTTCTAGTGCTGTCTTTGCATATTTCTTAACTGCTAGATCAACTACCAGACCCTTTAGATCTACATATTGTAGAACCTCTTCTTTTAAACTCATTTTATTTCCCCTTTGTTATTTGTTTTAAGTTATTAAATTATTATGCTTTCCATCCTGAAATTGGAATTCTAAAGGCCCCTTTTATATTCAAAGTTGTGCTAGACAACGAATTCGAGCTTGAGCCCCATATTGTGTAATTGGTGCCGCCGGTTTCGCCGCTTATGCAAACCAAAGTTGTGCTGTATGGGTAAGCCCTGTGAAGCATACCGCCAGATGTGTTTAGGTTGGCGCCAACCGTTGACTGCAGGTGAAACCCAACTGATGCAGTTGCATCGGTGCCGGTGTAAACTTGGTGACGAGTTGTATCTAGAACCAATCCGCCAGGCAATGCTATTTGATAAAGGCCTGACCCAGCCGTGCCAGCCGCCGTATGCCTATAATTAAAATCGATCAAAGCTTCGGAGCCATCTCTCCGCCATGTTATATAGTCTGTCGTTGTTGTGCCTTTTGCAGCGCCGCCGCCAGTTGCAGTAATTGTAGTAGCAACATTTGACGCCCAATCTGTCTGAGCAAAATGAGAAAGCGCAATCCAATTAGTTCCATCACTTACTATTCTTAATCTCTCGCCGTTAGTATACAAAGCATAAGTACCAAGACCCGTTGCAGTTATAGTATAAACTTGAGTGATAGAAGTGCCGTTATGTAATAAATCAATTATTTTTCCTGAGTTACCCACTGGAGTAAATAAAGTCTGCGTAAAACTTGCGCCTGATAATATTAAAACATCGTCAGCATTTGTCGCTGTGTCAGTAGTAACAACTGAGCGAACTGACTTTGCAGCAGTAGCACTAGCCCATTTAACACCAGTTGCCGCTGCGCTATCAGCAGTTAAAACTAAATTGTTAGCCCCAACTGCAATGCGAGTTGGCTCAGTACCGTTATGTGCATACAAATCGCCCTTAGTTGTAAGAGCCGTCTTGCTAGGAAAAGCATTGTTTAAATTAGTAGCGTTTAGTTTTACACCATTTGAAATACTCACGTTAATATTCTCCACTTAAGTTTGCCAGTTGAATAAATACCTGGGAGGTTATTTCCGACCTCTTCTTTTAAAGTAAATCCAACGCCTTTAGAGCTACCAGTAGCGCTGTCTAGAATAACTTTATAATAAGTTGTAGGCGTCGCTTCATCTGGCATGAACTCTACAGGCGCAGCATTGATGCAATACTCTAGAAATGTAATCAAGTTTTCAACTCCAGATGGGTTGTTCTTTATTATTTTCCCATCCATAACTTTATTAGTCGCAAACTTAATGTCAAACTCTGTTAGCTTTTGAGTCTCGAAATATACTAGCTCCTTCGTCCCATCGGCAGCTTCATTGACATTAGCTAGGTTTTTTTCCTGAGCTGTGTTAGGAGCCTGATAGTCCTGAAGCCAAAACTGTGGGTAATACACCGAGCCAGTAGTTGAACCCTCGTAAGATATAGATCCGGTTTTATCCGAACCAGTAAATCCAATTAGCGAGAAAACACCTGTCGCAATATTGGTGCCAGTTGAAACTAATAGGCTATAAGTTCCAGAGTCAGCCGCGATAGTAAATGTTCTAGTAGATCTATTAAATGTAACTGTGTAGGTCTTAAGTCCAGTTGCATTCATTTGTAATTGTATCTCAGCAGCTAGATCTGTAGGGGTGTAAAACCCTGTCGTTAGCGTAATCGTTAACTCGCCAGCCGCCTCTTGAAAGTTTAAGTATTTATTTAAACTCGTCACTTCGTAATTAAAATATATTTTTGAAAACGTGGATAATGCCATTATGTAGTTACCACCTTAGTTCCAGTTGCATCAAAAGTTTGTTGCAGGACTTGAGCAATTTGTTGGCCAACGCCGATAGGGTCTAGCACTGTGCCCTCGACGTTGATCGCAACTTTAGTTGTCTTTTCAGATATCGCCTCAAGCGAAGATGTATCTGTGGCGAATGAACCAGATGTAGTCCCGCCGCCGCCAGCACTTGAAGAAGCGCCGCCACTAGAGCCGCCTTTACTGCCAACCGCCGCCTTTAAAGCAGACCCGAATAATATCAATCCAAGCCCCGCCGCCGCCGCCGCTGCGCCTGATCCTGGAAGCAAAGTGTTAATCGAAGCAATGAATTTCTCAATAGCAAGTCCTTGAATTACCAAAGCCTCCCCAAGCTGAATAACCTGATCTGCGATTAGCCCAAGTATTCCCTTAGTAAAGTTCTTAAATAAATTCTCGCCTGAGTTTAGAGATATAGCCAATTGCTTAACGCCAAGTGCTGCGGTTTGCTTTGCCGCATTTAGAAATAGATTTTGTATCTCCAATTTCTTTGCACTCTTAGCTCTTTCACTCTCGACTTCTATTCTCTCTTTTTCTAAATTGAAACTTCTTAATGCCTCTAGCTCAAGCTCTTTTCTTTGAGCAGCAGTTCCATTATTTAAGTCAGAGAAATTAGTCGCAATCTCCTGCTTTTTAATTTCAAATTGCTCCTGTAGTAATGCGAGCTGATCCAATCGGATTGACTCTAGCTCTAGGGCTTTCGTGTCCTGATCTGTTATTAGCTGAGCATTTTGAGCGCGCCTAGACAGTTGTTCCTGATCTAATACTGCGAGCTGAGATCTGAATTCTTTTTCTTTTTCTAACTTTAATCTATTTTGCTCAGCGATTTGCTTAGGATCAAGAAAAACTCCAGCACCAACCCCGCCGCCAGTCGCATCTTCTGACGGGGCTTGATCTACTATTGATGCCGCTTGACCTCTCTTTAGAGATCTCTGAAATTCAGCCTCAGTTAGTTCATTAACTTTATCTAACTCATTCTGCAGAAAATTAACTCTATCTTTTGATACCTCTACACCTTGCGATTGAAGCTTTTGAAGCCTAGATAATTCATCTCCATAAAGGCGTAGCTTATCAGCGCCAGATATAACTTCGCCATTAAGTGTTTTTAAAGTAAGAGTTAATTGCTCGGCCTCATGGGTCAGCAATCTATTTACTGCCGCAATAGTTTCGCCGAAAGCAGCAGAGAAGCCTCTCTTAAAAGCCTCTGACGCCTCACTCGTAGCGACTGCCAAATCTCTTAAAGAATCAGTAGCGGGCTTTTGAGTTTCAACTAAACCCTTATATGCAGTTGCACTTTTCTCTATGATCGCATTAGATGCAATTCTCTGCTTTTGCTCTTGAGTTAATAGATCAACACTTATGCCAAGTTCTTTTGCTACCTGCTTATAAGCAGCGCCAAGATCAACATTTAATCCAATAGCCTTAAGTGATTTCGAACTACCGGATGATATCGCATTATTAATAGCTTCAAATTGCTCTAGCGCCGTACCACCGAAAGCGCCAGCCGCTTTTTTAGCAATCTCTAGAACTTCAGCAGATCTCCCAGCAGCGGCGCCAAGCTGAATAAATGCCTTAGATGTTGCAGCGAGAACTTCTGAATTAGTCGCGCCTGTGCCAGTTACAGCAAGTAAGCTTTGCTTAATACTCTCGCCAGCTAGACCAGAAGATAGAGCTATATTGTCGAATTGTTTTTCTATGCCTTTTAATTTTTCGCCAGCTACAGCAGTTTCTAGAATGAATTGTCTAAACTTGTCTAGCTCCTCGACTACTTTTCCAACTGCCTGAGTTACTAAATTAAATCCTGCCTTTAAATCATTTAGACTTCTAATTTTAAATGCATCATCAAATGCGCCGCCGGACTTATCAGCAGCTTTAATAGATTTTGAAACTATGCCCTCGATTGTTTTCTCGAAGTCCTTGGCGTCGCCGCCTATCCTAATTACTATGCCTTCATCAGCCATATTTCATCTTCGCCGCTAGTTGCAGGGCAGCGTCCTCTATCGATAAAACAGTATCAGTTTCACGCTCTAAATTAAATCTAGCAGACTTCTTTAATTCCTTAATTAAAGAGTCCCTAGACCCCTTTTTCATGTTAGGAAAGCTAACGATATTTAACTGCATCAAAGCCTCTTCAGCCTCGATAGCAGATATAGATAGCCAATAGTCCTGGAAAGACTCCATCAACATATTATCCATATCTTTATCTGAGAAGCCGTAAAATCTAGCTACTTTTGCTTTTCTGTAGGGATGGGGCTCGACTTTTTTTTATAGGTGTTAACTAGATTGACCAGCTCTCTGAGCTGATCAAGGTCTAGTTTATTGGATTCTTTTTTTGGTATACCCCTCGTGTCGAGGTAATCAACGCAAAGACCGACAAGCTTTTCAAAATCATCATTCTTTGAGACCTTAGACTCAAAACTGATTTGCTCTAAAGCACTTGGTTTTTTAACTGTATAAACAGTACCAAATATTTCAGCGTCAAATGTGACTTCTCCAAATGAATGATCGGCCATTGCAACTCCTGTTATTTAAGCAGTAATACCTGTTTGAGTGTGGTTTCCAACACTAAATAAGTTAATACCTTCAGGTCTAGAACTGTCAAGGTAGCAATTGAATTCAATCGCCATAACCTCTGGGTTCTCGCCGCTGAAAGTAATGCTTGAAATCTTCGGGTATGCTTTCCAGAAACATAAATCTCTAGTGTAGTCCGAAGATTGCGCTGCAACTGGATGAAATATCAATCGACCTGCGTCAACGATAGTATTCAACCCCTGCTTTAAAGATCCCCAACCGAATAGCTCAGTGCCACCAGATGGAGTAAACGCGCCACCAGCAGAGCCAGTAAACATGGCCTTGCGAAGCGTGTTGTCACTCTCTTGAAGAGTTAAGCTAACTGTAGCGTTAACACCTTGTCGCAAATCTGCAAGCAAAGTTGTACCGCTGCTGTGAGCCGTAAGCTCTAGAGTTGTTTCTTCAAATGCAACTTCAACGTCACCTTGCAATAAACCTAGATCGATATCTTTACCGTCTTGGCATTTTGTTAAAGTGATTTGAGCTGCGTCGCCTATTGTTGCATCTGTGCATTCGCCATCATTGTCACGAATGACAGTGACAACTGTGCCAGACACAGTAGCCGTAAACCCAGATACTGCGTCAATTGCTACCTGCAATGCAGTCGCAATCGTAGAAGCAGAAGCTCCTGCGCCGTAGTCAACTGCTATCGCAGTCAAGCCAGCTGGTGTAGGATCTGTGTCCGTGCTGTTCTCATCGAACCAAGCGTAGTAACCGACCCCCGTAGGAAGATACATAGTGATATATTTACCACCAACTCCAGCAGCAGTAACATTGGCTAATTCCCATTGCTCTTGCTCTTTCTCTTTCCACGAAACGAAAACCGGCTCAATTCTAATATTTGCTGTACTAGAAGCCATCTTTTATTTCTCCTTAATATTTTATGTAAGTTGTTATTACTAAACTAAACTCTAATTGAACCGTATTATCATTACTCGTAGCCAGTGGGATGACTGAGAATGAACTCGGCACAACGTCTTTAACTGCACCAGTTAATCTATTTGAGGGCGACAAAATGTCGGCGTAGATCGTATCTGCTACTGTCATTGACTCATCGATAGCCTCTGCGGGATCACCGAACCCTTGAAGCCATACGCGTAAAGTTAAGTTACTACTGAATTGATGCGGCTGATGACTCGAAGCTGAGCCATCAATCGAACCCGATTCAATATGGAAACTATCCCCGATAATCGTTGAGGGTATATTTTCAATATTAAATCCGTCAGTCCATTCAGTGAACCCTAAATTTTCTAATCTAGTTCTCAAATAAGTTCTTGGCGCTAGTAGTGACATTTAGCGCCTTACCATATCTAGTGACTTAACATTTATGCCTTCACCAATTGAAGCTATGCCGTCACCTGTAACATCTAATCTTATGATCAATCTATTTCTATGAGTGATAGCCATTGAGTCGTATTGAATTGCTTTCGCCTGAAACACATCGTCAACTGCATTAGATATCGACTTAAATATTAAACTCATAGCAAGTGCAGCAGACCAGTATCTAACTTCTTCTAAGTCAATTATCGCGTCTTTAGTTAGTCGATTACCACTTGAATCAGTGTGGCCATTCTCATCAAGCCAAGCGACTATTAAACTCTGTGCTTTGCGGTGAACATTCTTAAATGAATTTCTACCGTCTGGCACATATCTTAATATGTCATGCTCTAGAGCCACGAGGTCGGCATCTGCACTAAATAACTTATCGTCAGCAGCACTAGTAACTGTTAGCGAGAAAGTCTTGATAGTAGGAGAACCATCAGTTGTAACTCTGCACGATACGACTTTAGCGCCAGCCGTTGCATATTCCCAGTCCAAGAACCAGTTCTTTGCAGCAGTAGCAGTAACGTCTACATAACCAGCCGAAGCCTCCGGCTCTATCTCGATTAAAGTAATCGCCTCTTCATCTTTTGAAACAAAAGACTTTGCAGCATTAAGCCTAGTTTTATCGTTAACCTGTACTACATCTTCTAATTCTAAGTTTGGAAAAATCGCCATTTAGTTGCCCTCTTTATTTTCTGGTTTTGGTTGTGGCCAAAATAAATGACCGCATAAAATGCCAGTCGAAAATGTCATGATCGGATATTCACCCGCCCAATCGTTTACTAATCTGCTAATAGATGAATCAACCCCATGCGCTAATATAGTGTAAGCGTCGTAAGCAATGCCTATCACGACAAAACATATTACAAATAAAGAAGTATTTCTTTTAGCCTTCATTTAGCCTCTGCAATTCAAGCGAAAGTGCCGCGGCTGCGATAGCCTCGGCCTCAGTTGCCGCAGCATCTAGTTGTTGCAATACTGTCGCACGAAGCTCCTCAACTGCTGCAAAGCCGCTAACTCTGGCCGCGGATAACGAATCATTCGTTTCTTTTATCAGTGTTTCTTTTAGTTTAATTAAAAGAAGTTTTGCAAAATACTCTTCCATAGAAGCCGCGCCCATTTCGGCGGCTTTTTCTGTAAAATATTTTCTAGCCAAGGTGCTTAGCTTTGCCCCATCGACATATAAATTAAAATCAATCACGACCGAAAGAGGGCTTGGGTCGGCGGGTATGTTATCTAAAATTCCCATAAGTAGTTGTCTCCCGTGCCGCTAACTATTTTTGCAGCACTAAATATAGTGTAGTGGTTTTTATAAATTTTAATACCATTAGTATGCCCCCAGTATTTGCCAACTAACCGTTGAGGTGTCCGTAGCACTTGAGCTATTTATAGTAAAACTCGTGCCAGCCGTTATGGTATAGGTTAAGTTGCCCAATGTTCCACCGGCTGTTTTACGCGACAAAATCACTATGCTACTTGATTTGATCGCCGCCGTTGTTACCGTCTTTGTCCCAGCGACAAGTATTGCATTGCCAACTGACGGACTAGCACCAACGCTAGAGAGCGAAACTGCCCCTGTAGTTTTGTTGAAAATAGTTCCTGTGATCTGACAGGTTGCATCGTCAGTGTAAAGCGCACCGGCGATTTCGTACATCGACGGCCCTTGAAACGAAACCTTTGCGCCGTTAGATGCAATCACATTTGCAGTATATATGCTTTGCCCATAAGCATCGCCAGTTATTTCAAGTTTCGCACCGCTAGTACCGTCAATAATAACACCGGCCCCAACTGAATTATGGTAACAATTAAAAAGACTTGTCGTGCCAGTGCAGGTTGACAGTATTTCAACGCTTGCAGACCCGCCAAGGCTAAAGTCAGTGACTAGATTGAAAATAGAAAGTGAACCGGCATTATAAACTTTCACTAATGGATATGACGCAAGATTCATCGAGCAATCCTGAATCGACATCACCGCAGGGCTTGTCGTTAGCGCATCGCCAATTTGAATCGCCGTAGTCGGGTTGAATGTGAAAAAATTCCCATTTGACGTAATGTTTTTTAGGGTCAAGCCAGTTGCGTTTCTAATTAAAATCCCAAGCCCAGCCTGAATCACAATGTCTTTATAGATTGCTGTCGTTGTTCCGGGAACTGTATATATGGCAAAAAATTCAGTACACGCGATTTCAGCTACGGAGCCATCGCCAAGTTGCACTCCGGTTATATTCCCATTTACTGTTAGCGTTAGCGCGACCTTTGTTTTGTCTGTGCGAGTAAGTATTGTCGCCTTAGTTAGACCAATGCCAACGTATGTCTTGCTGCCAATATTAAGCGGCGAAACTGAATTATCAATATTATGAGTGCCTGGGTATATCAGCACTGTTTTTATGGCAGCGTCCAGAGAGGCGGCAAGTAAAGTCGAATGAGTGCCAGTCCCGTCAGTTTTAACGTGCGCTACGTTTGCCACCGTTTGCCAAAAGGCAGTCTGCATATTTGCAATCGTGCTCTTGTTGGAGTCAGCTCCGCTCGTATCGTAGAATGGAATGAAGTCCGCCGTTACCGGAGTGTCGGCAGTAAGCGCGTTAATGTCATACGCCGTAGTTGGCGCAACCCAAGATGTTCCGCCAGTTGTATCATTTGAAACTAAGATATGACCAGCTGTTCCCTCAGTAGAATTTCTAACCCTAACTTTTCCACGCGTACCAGTTGCGCCGCCTGATTGTAAAATAACATCACCTGAATTGCCGCCGGTTGCAGATCCGCTGGCTACTGTGACATTTCCAGAATTGCCCGCTGATGAATCGCCAGACAATAAATTAATAGCAAAAGTTACCGCCGCCGCTGCCGTCCTAAGAGTCGCATTGTTTGAAACCCATTGAAGTAAAGTTCCAACGCCGGCAACATATAAAGTGCCAAAAGAATTTGCCCCAGATCCTAAATTACATTGACCATCGACATCAGAAATTAAATTTGCAGATTTTACTCGTACGTTATAGCCAGTAGATTCACCAATGATTATATTATCCGCTGAGTCAACGCCGATTAAATCAACGTCTACAGTATCAGCTAAATTTCTGCCCTTATAAAAACCATTGTTGGGCGCGTTTACGTTTCCAGTGTCATCTACTTTTACCAGTGAATCTTGTAAGAGCTTTCCAGTAGTGCCGTCGTATCTTGCTATTGCATTATCAGTCGATGATCCTGGCCCAACTACATCGCCAGATCCGCCACTGCCTACTTCGTAGTAATCGAGATTGCCGCTGAGAGGATTAAATTTAAAAGGCATTTTAAGTCCTTGTTACAGTGTCAATATCAGTCTTACTCGCACTCGTATAAACTACAGTTATTGTAGCAACTGTAGTCCCACCACTACCACCAGTTTTGTAAACATAAGTTTCAACCGTAGCAGAAGTTTGTTGCACATCTATAAAATCAAAAGAGAAACCCTCTAGTAAATTTCCTAAACCAAAAGTCTTAACTCGCTGAGCAACTTCATTATTTGCTCCGTCAACTACTAACGTATAACTATTTTTCTCATTATCTTGCCTAGTTCCAAGTGCAGACATTATTTACCACCTTTTCTAGTGGGTTGAGTTAATGCTTCCATGACGTTTATTTCTGTGTAGTACCAGGCAAACCACTTAGAGCCATCTTTTTGAATATCGAAATATGTGAACTCCTTGCCGTGATTGATGTTGTTATTAAGCATCACGCGCACCAAGTCTTTTGGACTTGATGCGGTGACGAAAGTCGGAACTCTAAATGAATTTCCAACTAGTGCCATGATTATAATCCGTTGAAGTAAACTTGACGTTTACCAGCGTCCAACACTTCAAAGCCAGCTAACATATGGAGAACCATATCATCTGCTACTTTAGAAACATTGAATTGCTCGCCGAATTCAGGAGCAAAGCTCATTGCCATACCAACTGCTGATTTGTGGTAAAATAGAGAATCAGCGGCGCCAAGAGTTGAGTGCATCAACACTTTGAAACCATAGATTCGACCAAGTTCACCGTTGATCAATCCGCCAGCATTTCCATAAGCATCAGCTCGAACAAAATCAGCAACGCCTAACATTGCTTTTTCTTGATCTGGGCCAACTAATAGATAGCGATCTTCCATCGGTACGTTTTGTACGTTAAGAAGACGACGCGCTTCTAGAATATCTGCTTGAGCGATAGGTCCGCCAGTTGCAGCGTAATCTAAGATATGATCAGGCGCAGAAGAAGAAGCAAGCTTCAACTCTACAATAATATCCTTATCGATTTGCAAAGAAAGTTCCTCTGCCATTTCGATTAGAACTTGCCCTTTAATATCCACGTTAGCAGTCGCCGCAGCGTAACGCTCAATAGAAGCGTGAACTGCTTTGTGCTTATCTAGTGAAATAGTATCCGCTGAGAAAGTTAATTCCTGTGCCGTCAAAGCCGTGTTCTCGGTTTTGTTGGCCGCCGCGAATTGACTTCTGCGCGGTACTTTTACTGCAACTGCGCCTGGACCTGCCCAACTAGAATAGTCGGAAATAGTCGGCATCAAGATGCTCTTTTGCTTTAATACTTGTTGAACGATATTAGCTACAACAGTTTGTTGAACTGCTGAAACTTCCGTTGCTCCAATTTCTGCCATTTTAAATCCCCTTTAAAAAGTTATTTTTTATTCATGAAAATCATTTTTGCTTGCTCTGAGAGGGGCAAAGTTTTCCAGTCAACCGGAGCATTGTGCGCACTAGGCACACCAGCACCAGTTCGAGGAGGCATCTTATTCCTTGAGAAAAGATACTCGCGATCTTTACGCTGTCTCTCCACAAGGTCTTTGACTTGTTCCATGTTAACTTGAAAATCATCATCAACGTCGATCTCACTGAGATCACATAATTGAACAAGATCGTTAACATTAGTACACCCCAACTTTAAAGCTTCTCTCTCTACGGCGCCAGAAATTGATTTGAAAGCAAAAGCCCCCACAGCCTTTTTGTATCTCATTTCAGTCTCAGTTAACCGCTTTTTGGTCGTATCCAAAAGCTCAGCAGTTTTACCTTCAGCAGATAACTTCTCATCCGTAAGTGTGCGAAGTTGACTATCCATATCGTGAAACTTCTCCTCTAAACGCTTCTTTTCAGATAAAAGTTTTCGATATGTATCATAGTTAACAACATCCTTGCTCGATGTTCGCTCGCTACTAGCTGAATGTTCTGTTTGAGCATTTGATTCCGCTTCAACCCCACCGGAGTCTGACGGCGCGCCACGGGCACCTTTTACTTCCTCTGCCATTGTATATCCCCTTTATTATTTATCAAGTCCAAATTATTTCAGACTTATTTAAGTTTTAATCTCTTCAATTGCTTTCTAAGCGATCTCACGAGTTCCCTCTTTAATACTTCGATACCATCGTCATCTATTCCTAGAAATGGTCTGCCCTGCGCAGCTACATATTCAGCGACTTTCTGATTTGTAAGAGATTTCTTCTCTCCTGGTAGCTTGCGACGATTACCCTCCGGTCGAATAAATATCTCAGCAAAGTCAGCCCCTTTTTTTGCAGTAGCAACTAAAGATCTTAGTAACTGCCCACTAAACGTCAAGTTAGATAAGTCAGGCGTGAAGAACTCTTTATCAACGTGCTTAAGCCTTTCGTCTGGTTCTTGAATCGCTATTCTCTCGCCATTCTTATTAGTTCGAAATGTAACTGCACCTTGGCGCATTGCGATGTAGCTATCTGACAATCTATGAAGCTTAGTTTTTTTAAATTTCCTGCCTGACTTTGTATCTTTACTTTTTTGAATTGCCATCGTGTAGCCAGATCTAGTTGTGGCCTGAATGCGCTTTAGTGCCATGATGGCTAATTTTGCTAAAGTAGTCGTATCTGTGAACTCACTCTTAAAGAATGCTCTCAGAGATGTGGCTAATTTATCTAAGCCTATGATGCGCTTATTCGCCATCGTTGATCTCATCTATTAGATCTAGAAGCTTTTCTTCAGCAGCTTTTTTGCCGTCAGTTCTTTCAACCTTAATTATTTCTTTTATCTTAGGCTTATATGCCTTAACTATCTCTTGTAACTCTGATTTAGTGATACCAAAGAATGGTCTTGGCTTAACAGTGTCGCCGGTTATGTGATTAAATGCCTTAGCGTTTTGTTCGCTGTCATCCCAACCGATAGTTATCGTGTCTTTAGTCTCATCTGTTAAATCAATCAGGTTAAGCATATCGCCAGTTAGTTTTAAATTAACTTTGCCTTTAGATTTGCCGAAAGCCCTAAACTCTGGGCTGTCTATATAATCTTTCGAATAGCCTGGGAAAGTCACATTAGATGCATTGCCGTTAGAGCTAAACTTAACGCCGTTACCGCCCTCAGTTCTAGCTCTAATTCTCTCGATCATGTCCTCTGCGATTATCTGCTTTAAAGAATCTAGACCTTTAAAATCAATGCCGAAAGCCTCAGACAAATCTATCGTCTGAGAGACTTCATCTTGAGTTACCTTCGGCGGTTTAAAAGCCATCTATGCTTCACCATCTTGGTCAGATAATTCTAGTTGGTCTTCGTCTGCGACCTCATCTTCAGGGCTAACTTGATCAGCCATCTTATCAGCGTCACCTGGATTAAATTGCGTCAATTGAACTGGCACATTTATTTGCTCATCAGCATCGATCTCTTTTAGCATCTTATCTGCAATGTCTTCATCGACGCCGTAGATTTTCATAATAGCCATCTGCTTAGTCATTAAAGATTTCTCTCTTAATTTAATAACCGAGTCTTCAATCTCCATTTGAGTTTGAATAGACTGAGGCTCTGCAAATTTAACAGACAATTTCGAATCATCTGGGATATTAGGCCCGCGTAATTCTTGAACGAAAACATCTGTGCCCTGATATGCATTATTCCACAACTTAACTAGTTCAAATACTTGCTCCTCTGCCCAGCGATAGAGATCGATATCGTCCTTAGAAGCTTCGAAACGCTCTATCATTGCTAGAAGCCTCTCGACCCCCGAAGAGAAGCTCTTAGCGTCAAGTGAGCCTGAAACTGTTTTCGGATCTGCACCGATAGATGTTAAAAATACTCTTAGTAAAGAATCATAAAAAGCCAATGTGTTGCCAAGATCTGGACTAGGTGACACGAACTCAAACTTAGGCTGTGTTTGCTTATTCGGATCAAGCTCCATGAAGAGAACTTTAGTCGGCCCGATAGTTAAATCAGTAGGCGCTTTCTCTGCATAAATAACAGCTTGCGCATAACCTTGAAGCTTAATGATAGTAGCGATGTCACATAGCATGGCGCCTTGATCGACTGTGAATTCAAATGTGCTGTTATTTCTACGAACCCAATACTCAAAATCTTTATCGATTGAGATATCAACGAAAGGTAATTTACCAATCGGGTTCTCAACCTCTTCACTTAAAATGTTACCGTTACCGTCCATCATGAAATTAAGTTCATTAGTCCAGACTTCGAATCGCTTAGCTGCTTTCTCTTTGTAATCGTCACCGTCTGCGATCAATTGATTTCTACCGTCGATAGTTTGACCGGATGGGTTCACCTGTCTAGCTGGCACATTAGCAGGATCAGAAATAGAATTAGAGTTGCCTTGAATGTATTGATACTTATCAAACACTGATAAAATAACTGCAAATGCTTTCTCTGGATTCGTCTCATCGGGCACCACATCAACTTGATGAGGCCAGAAAGTTCTAAATGCAATTATCCCATCAGCAGGTACAACCTGTAACATCGATTGCTGATTAGCTTTAAATATCTTATTTGATTTCTTTAACTTAATGTTAGCTCTAGCGAGTTTATAAATGTTCTCGATATGCTCTTGTTGCTCATCATTTGTCTTAGAGTAATTTCTAATTGGCTCAGTTTTATAGATAGAGGCTTGCTCGTTGATAACTCTCTGAGCAATGTTGATAGAGGTAATTTTTCTCATCTCGCCAACTGTTTTGCGAGAGAATTCGCTCTCTAATTTCTCAACTATGTATTTCTTCTGTCTACCTGCTAAGATTTCAAATCGCTCAAGACTTTCTGCTTTGCGAGATTTATTCTCTTCACCTAGAATTTCATCGATGATTTGTTTTCTTACCTGTGGATTAAGTAGATCTGGATTTGCCATGTATTACCTCTGTAGCATTTGAACTGAGTGTTTCTTTTTAAATAACGGATTCGCGTACCAACAAAAATAGCCTAGTGCATCCGAGATGTGAGTCAAGGATGCATCATTCGTTTCGGGCAATGTTGTTTTCTCCTTGTACGTTACTTGCTCTAGGTCCCGAATTAGCTTAACACATTTATCTGAAATTTCTATTTGCTCGCGCTCGAAAAGACCGTTCATATTATTATAGCGATCCATGCGAAAAGGGTTTCCAGTGCCCTCAACTTTAAATCCTCTACGCCGCAAAATCTCGTGATCACTTAGACCAAAGCCCGATGTCTTTAATGCTTTACCTGTCGCGTCAGGGATTATAGTTAGACCTCGACCATATCGCTCTAATAATAATGCCGCCATTTCCTCAGTGTTCGAGTCGCTTAGCCAAATCTCATCATAGACTTTTATCTTGCCGTCGATGTGCTGACACATTGTCGCAGTCATTGGGTTTATATTGAAATCCATGCCGACATAGATAGGGTATATAGAATCATAACTAACTGTTTT